TATAAATATTTAATGTGCCAGGTATTGTGAGCGTATAGGCAAACGCTATTTAATTTTATCACCGGTTAAAATAAACCTACTATTCGGACCTTCTTTTGTTTCTACTAATTCTAATTTACCACACATCTCCTCATAAACTTCATTCCAGCCTTCGCCGCCTTTTTCAGCTAGAATGTACTGTTCTTCGGTAAGTGCTACTTGGTAGATGCGTTCAGTTCTTTCTATTACAGTTAATGTAGGCATAATTTTATTTTTACAGATCATTAATTTCACGAAATTTCAGAATGTTATAAGACAAGAGCTCATAGTCAACTTGATCAGACAACATAAAGAAGTAATCGTTCATGTTTGCTTTAGGTTTTTCAGTTAGACCTGAATTGCTATAACGCATATCCTCTAAAGCAGCCATTACTGGGTTTGAAGTATCAATTGATTCAACAAACGGGAATCCTCGATACCAACCAAATTCTTGAGGTACTTGACAACCTAACAAATGTACTCGGTCATTGTTTTCAATAACATTCATTTTATGAAGTGCAGAGATAACAGAGATACGACCAATTGCTTTACCTAGATTTTGGTTAGGGTGAGGTACTACATCATTGTAATAAGAGGCACCATATGAAAATGCAATTTTCTTGTAACCTAGATCTTTATAGGTTTGATAACAAGTAGCAGCTTCATGAATTGTAGTTGCTTGAACTACAGCTACTTTTTCTACTCCTTGTGGTAGTTTAATTTGAGCCCATTTACGAGCATTTACTACTGATTTATCTCGGTCTTGCCAAACATCAGGAACAATAAATTCTTGGGGGCGTAATACACTAATCCAGTGTAGTAAACGATCTTCATCATAAGCATGTCCTAGCTCATGAAGTGAATTATCCATAATAATATATCGACCTTGTGCTGATGAGGTCAAGAAATAATCTTGATAGCCTTGTTCTTGATCAAGCAAGTGGGGAAGACAATAATCGTAATCATTAAATAGACGACTATCATCTAGTAGACATAACGGAGTTTCGTGACTAACCTTTATCATTATAACTTTTTATTTAAATAAATATACAACCTATTTTTAAATAAAGCAAGGGAAAACTATAAAAGTTCTCCCTTGTTTTTAAAATTTTATTTTATTAAAATTATGAGTCAGATCCATTACCAGTTTGTGGACTTTGACCATCTAAATCTTGTGGATATTGATAATAATACCCTTCACCTTGTAATTTAGTTTTAGCTGAACCTGTATTGACATAAGAAGTACCAAATATTTTATTTGTTAAAGCTATAAATGCTGTATCATATGTTGTTTGATCACCTGGATCTCCCTGGAATCCCCACATTGAAATATATGAAGTTCTACCGTCTGCTGCTGTAATACCAGTATAGTTAGGATCCCCACCTACAATAATACCCCATCCCTTGGCATCAAGTTCATAATCGTTTGAAGTATTAGGACCAGCAAACCATCCATAATTTGATAATTGTCCTGTACCATAAGGATCATCAGAAGCTAAATCACCTCGGTTATTATTAATAACTAAGTTACTACTTGATCCTGTTACTACATAGACTCCTGATGGAATGGGGCCACCTACATCACCTGTAGGAATAGCAAAGAAATCTCTAACTGTATATGTTACGGTTGCCATAATATTTAATTTGGTTTATTACCGTTATACATATTACCACTTTTAGAAAAAAACTAAATTTTAGTCTTTTTAGGACGACCACGTTTACGAATTTCTACAGCAGTAGGAGTACCGAATTCTTCAAGAGATTCGTAAAATGATAATAAATCAAAAGGCCAGTTACACAATCTATCAAGCAATTCTTCCCTACTAATTTTAAATGAAGTAGTGAAAGCATCGACAATAGCCTCGATACGAGCGTTTTCTTCCTTTTCGAAATCCGCTAGCAAACGACGGTAACGAGCAACATCAACAGTAACTTTTTCGTACTGTGTTTGGTAATCATCTTTATCTAAATCGAGCTTTTTACGCGCATTAATCGCAGCACTTTGTGCTTGCCAATAGTAGCATGAAAAATCAAAGTCACCGTTTACAATGCGGTCTTTTAGCGGGGAACGCTTACCTAGTGGAGCACCAGGTTGAGCGTGAGTACGCCACCACATAAACTTATTGTAATTGAGAGGTTTAAGCTTTGATAGTTCTTTATCAACAACCTCTTCGGGTTGGGTAATAAAACTATCTAAAAAGCAATTAAAAGGCATCTTCGATTGTCCCTGGGTTATTCTTTAATGTGTCACGTAAGGTACGAAGAGAGGAGTAGGTAACCAACTCCTCTGCTTCTGCCTTATTAACCCAGTTTTGCTTCGATTTCGGCTTTGCGTTCTGCCATCGCCTTGAATTCTGATACCACATCTACTTGTTTGGGGTTTTCAGGGTGATACTGATACAACTCGTCCATAACTTGGACTACTGTCATCAATTCATCTAGCAATTTTACTCGTTCTTTTGGTTCCATAACTTGATTTTTTATTTAGATAAATGTACGAAAGCCCTTTCGGGCTTCCAAATTTTAAAAATATCTTTTTGTTTTACCGTCCAAATAGTCTCTCATTCTTTGTTTAGCATCTGAAGAGATACTTTGGTTTTTAAAGAATCTTTCGGCGTCTGCTTTATAGATATTATATCTGTGTCTTTCTTCATCGTTTAAAATACCATCACCATCATAGTCCCACCTTTTTTCATCTTCAGTAAGTTGTAGAGTTTGAATTGCTTCTAAAGATGGTTCTCCACTCATTTTAACTTCAATTTGAGGTTCTAAATCTTCATCTTCTTCTTCGGGTTCATCTTCTTCTATAATATAAGGTCTACCTGTCTTAGGATCAAAATATATTGGGGTTCCTTTAGGTTGTTCTTCCCAAGGTAAATCGTCTAAACCATCATTTAAAGTTGAATCCCAATCACTAAGATCTTCTTCAGTATAGATATCAGTTCCTTCATTATCCTCTACTTGTTCTTCTTTTTTAGGACGTAATTGAGCAAAAGCAAAGTTAGCAGCAATTACAAGAGCGATTGCTAGAGGATCAAATACAAATATGATTACTAAAAGGAGCCAGTTAATGATACGGTTCATTTCTACCCCGGTTAGTTCTGAAAGATATTTAAGTGGACCTAATTCACTAGTGGCTTCACTATTTACTTTAGCTTCTAGAATTTGGGTTTCAAGAGCAAATATAGAATCATTTACAACATCTAATTTAGCAGCTAGTCTTTCATTTTCTTTAGCTGTAGATTCAATATTTCTAATAGCTGAATTATTAGTTCTAACTACTAGATTACCATTTTTGTCTGTATATTGAGTGGTTGAACCTTTAGATAGTGTACCTCTAAGTTCGTTGTTTGATTTTCTATCTGCTAAAAGGTTATCTCTTGTTTCCTCATATAGTGCTTTTTTAGTTTCTAAAGCAGTAATTTGTTGAGTTACAATACCTTCTTTATTTGCTGTTTCTTGATAAGCAGCAGATAAGAAACCATAAATACCAGCTGAGGTGATTAAAATAAGTACACCTGCTGCTACTGTTAAATATACTCGAAGTGCTTTGTTAATTGTATCCCAATATTGGTAAAGTAGGGAAGCAATTACTAATTTAGCAACTTCAAGTGAAGAGGCCATAATAATAACCTCAAGTGATGCACCCGCAAAGAGTTTGCTAAGGCCGCTAACTGAATAGAAAGCGGCCGAAGCAGACACTGACAGGGCGGAGAATGCTATTAAAAGCGGAAATATTTTATTCTTTAGATTCTTCATTTCTGATACCTTTATGTTTATCTATTCTATCAAGGATTTCGTTTAATAAACCTACCTTGATAAAACCAGCCATAGATGCATTTTTAAGCGCACTTACAAGCTGGAACACCATAAAAGGTACAACAATTACTTCACTAAGCCAAGCTGTACCAGCAAAGCCTTGTTCAACCATTAATATAACTGTTAAAATTACCATCCATGCAACTGTGTTTTTAAGTACACTTAGTGCTTTACGTGTTTGAAATCCTTCTCTTCTAGTACCAGCAATCATACCAAAGATACCATCTAAAAACATAACCCCCACTATTGCTAAATACTGATCAGAATTAGCCATAGTTAGTTCCATAAAGTAGGAACACATAAAGGTGATACCGGCGGAAAGTGAAGTAATAGCCAATAGTGGGAGGTTAAGTTTCATAGTTGGTTTATTTTACGTATTCGTAGTACTTTTTAGTTTTAGCGTTTCTATCTTCTAAACCGTGAGTACCACCATTAATACGCTTTGTAAGTTCTAGAATTGCAGCGTCGTTGATACCCTTATCGCAGATAGTCCACAACTTATTTCTTTCAAAGAAGAACATAGCTGATTCAAAAGCATACTTGGTAGCAACTAAATCTGGGTTTTTTAAAACTTCATCATTGCCTAAATACTTAGCAAATGCTTCGTAGTTAGCTTTACCTGTTAATTGAAGAGCTCCTCTACCTCTGTACTTCCAGCCATCGCCTGAAGCTTCGTTTCCGTTGCCCATTCTGTCAGCGTAAACTCTGTTAGCGATCTTTTCTGGCTGACGAGCGTAAGACTCTTCAAGTGTGCCTGGGAAGTATTTTCCAAAGATACCTTGTAGACCTTGAGCTGAGTAATTTAAATTTTCTGAGAAGGCTTTAAAACCGCCTGTCTCGTGAGCTGTTTGAGCAAAGAAGTGAGCTGCTCTTATCGGAGTAAGTTTATAAAACTCCATTGCCTTTTTCATTGTACCTGGACCAAAAGCACCGTCTGCGGTTACTCCGATCTTCTCTTGTAAACTTTTTAAACTCATTATTCTTCTGTTTTATCTTTTTTACCAAAAATCTTACCTGCCTCAGCGATACCGAATGAACCAAGTACGATTATTACAAACGAATTAAAAATTGTATCACTAATTACAAGTTGTTGACCCATAATACCTGTAGCAACGTCAGCTAAAGCTGCGATGCTCATTACTGAGAATGACATAAAACCAACGATTGTTTTTTCGTTGTAGTCGTTTTTGTCTTTAAAAATGTCCTTAAACGCCATAATTTAAATTTAAAAGGTTAATTTAATACAACTATTAATTAAAAACATTTACAATAAATATTACTTACTAAATCTGAAAGCGAGACCAGCGTAAGTATATTGTATAATATCAGGATTTCCTTTATCGTAAGAAGCCCAAGCATCTAAATCATCTGTTGAATAAACACTTACTTTAGTACCACCAAATGCTTTTACTGATTTAGTAAGATTAACATAAATTTCCCCTCCTAAAGTAGTATAAGTCGCCCAAACACCACCAGCACTATTTATTTCCATTAAAGGATATTGTGGATTACTTGCTGAGGTTAAATAACGATGAGCATGAACAAATCCATTACCTCCATAAATTGTAATTCCACCATCTTTTCCAGTTACAAAATTATAAGCTAAAACTAATTCAGCTGAATAAAGGGTAGCTCCAAATTTTTGAGTGCCTTCTACTGGGGTAGTTCTGATACCTCGAATAGTACCTTGTGTTAATACACCTCTAGCTTCCCAATGTTTGTCAGGAGCATATGTTAGGGATTGAGTACTACCTTCTATAGCATCAATAGATTCACTTCTTAAATCACTATAAGAATTTAAAGAACCTCTAGAAAAACTCATACCCCATCTTGATAAACCTTTAACAGGAGGTAAACTAGGTACAGGTATTTCTTTAACTATAGTATCAACTCTAGTAATTGGTTTTTGATTTTTAATAATTGAATCTAACTCAGTTACTTTAGCACTTTGTTTAGCTGCATATTCACCTAAATAGAAAAAATTAGAATCTAAATTACCATACTGAGTTTTTATAGAATCTAATTCAATTTTAGATTCATTAAGCTTAGTTTTTTGTTTAGCAATAGTTTGATTAAGATAAACAGCCTGTGACTTAAGCATAGTCACAGTTGTATCTTTACCTTTAACTAATTCGTAAGGGTACCTAGTTTGAGCCGTCAGATTCGAGTTCAAAAGGAGTAGCAGCAACAGGGGCAGAATCGATAATAGCCTTGACTTCATTTAGTTGAGTTGTTAAAATTAGTTTTTCTTCTTGTAACGTCTGGATTGACTCCTTCATTCCAACAACTTTATCTGTAGTAGACTTATCTATAGCCTTAGCCATTTTAGTGGCTTGTTTCATTTGTTCCTGTGATTTTTGAAGTAGGAACTCAACTTCATCAACTTTAGGCTCTTTTGGTTTTTGAGCCGTAACTGAAATTATAGTAGTAGTTAAAGCTATAGCTGCTACTCCTATAATGTAAGTTTTCTTTATATCCATTATCTCATGATTTGCATCATTTCAACTTTGCTAATCATGTAACCTAGTGTAGAATCACTTCTACGGACGTGTTCAGTTAATAACTCAATTTTTTGGTCTTGAGTCGCTACTCGCTCATCGTACTTGCCAATCAAATCAGAATTACTTAACTTGATGTCAACGTATAAATAACCTATCGCAACAATTACTAAAAACAGTAGACCTTTGGTAGGATCTTTTGAAAATTGCTCAAAAGTGATAGGCAGTTTCATAATTTATAAATTTGGGTTTATTATAAATACAAAAAGAGAGCATTAGATGCTCTCTCTGTTTTCCGTAAAGAATACTAAAAATTCTTAGGAATTGGCTTTACGGCCTCTTTTTTTTGGCTTAACTTCTTCAACTACGTCAGAAGCCTCATCTACTACATTTTCAATAGCTGCTTTAACCTCAGATACTTCTTTAGTTATTTTAGCTACTTTAGCTTCAACTTGCTCATCAATTGTAGTTTGACTTAGTAACCAAGCCCAAAGTTTTTTTAAAAATTCCATTACTTTAATTTTAATGTTTATGGTAATAAATATTACTAGCCGTCACAAGAAACGCAATCTACAGTACGAGATCCAAGATCTCCTTTAATTACTGAGTCTGTACGCAAATAATACAATGTCTTAATTCCTAATTTCCAAGCCTCCATATGCACCTGATTAATCCATCTTGGTGAATCAGTTGGGTCAAATGATAAGTTAAGTGATTGAGTTTGGTCAAGATATTTTTGACGAATAGCAGCTTGTTGAACTAGAGCTAACTGATTGATTTCTGGGAAAGTTAAGAATACTTCCTTTTCATCTTCAGTTAAAATTTCATGAGACAAATTCTGTACTGAACCATTGTCAGCTAGAATTTGATCCCATACTTTACTTGTGTTATGTCCTTTTTTCTCTAGTACTGCTTCTAGTTCTGGATTTTTAACAATAAATGTTCCTTTAGCACCATTAAACACATAAACGTTTGCTGGTTGAGGTTCAATACCTGCTGAACATGAATTGATACGTGAGTTAGAAACTGTAGGAGCAATTGCTAACAAGTGTGTATTACGCATTCCAGTACCTTTACACCAAGTTGGTTCACCATATTCAACAGCCATTTTACGTGAAGCAGCTTCTGCTTGTGTTTTGATTTGGCTAAAAATAGTATGAGTCCAAGCTGTTGAAGCAATTGAGTTGAATGGTAAATTCTTTTGTTGTAAGAAAGTATGCCAACCCATTACTCCTAAACCTAATGCTCTACCTTTTTTAGCGTGACGATGAGAACGAATCATTGATTCTTTACCATTTGTCTTTTGGATAAATTCTTCCATCACACCATCAAGGAAATAGATAGCCATTTCAACTACATCTGTATCTTTCCATTCATCATACTTAGCTAGGTTAAGTGAAGACAAACAACAGATAAATGAATGTTCCTCGTCTGTATGAAGTGTGATTTCAGTACAGATGTTAGTCATTGAAACATCTAGGTTATTCATACGATATGCTAGTGGATTGTCTTTATTGACATTGTCCTTAAACATGATGTATGGTTCTCCGGTTTCAACTCGTGATTTAAGTATTTCTAACCACAATGACATAGCCTCGCTGTCTCGGTCATTTAAACGCTTCATAAACGCATCATCAACAACTACACACTGATGTAAGTTAAGACATTGACGGTTTGGATCTCCTTTAGGTCTACGAATTTGAAGAAACTCGTGAATATCAAGGTGATTGATATCTAGGTTTACGGATGCAGCTCCTCTTCTAACAGAACCTTGGTTAGTGGCAATGATAGTGGAGTCATAGATTTTAGCCCATGGTACAACGCCTTCGGACTTTCCATTTCCTGTGATATGGGTTCCTCTTGGTCTAATTCGGCTAAGGGAAATTCCCACACCACCACCGTACGAAGTAAGACGCATAAGTTCTGCGTTAGTAAGGCCAATACCTCTGATACTATCTGGAGTGTCAATTCCAAAGCAGCTAATAGGCAAACCACGATCAGTGCCAGTATTAGAGAGAACAGGTGATGCGAGTCCAATCCATCCATTCCAAATATATTTAAAAAATTTATTTTCTAAATCAGGTCTATTTAGACGCATTGCAACTGCATGAGCAACTCGTCTGTATGCTTTTTTAGGTGTTTCACCTGGGAGTAAATAACCCTTTGAAATAGTACTAAGTGCTACCTCATCCATGTACTCGGGATAATCTTTACCACGTTCCCAAGTAGTAAAATCAGCTACTAAATTATTGTCCATTTTGTTTAATTAAAAAATTGATTCATCCCAAGTCATGTGTCCTTTAGAGTAATTAGTCACTCGGTTAGCAAAGAAATCAGTGTGTTGTTTTCCTGCTGAAAGAGCATCAAACCATTTCATACGTTCTACAGCTGTCATATCAATGTTTGAAATAATTGGATTGTAACCAAGGTCACCCAATTTTGTGTTAACACGGTTTTTGATAAAATTTTGTAGATCATATTTTGAACATCCTTCTAAATCACCAAGTTCGTAAACCTTATCGATAAAGTCAAGTTCAAGTTTAAGAGACAATAACGCTGCTTCATTAATGGCTGCTTCTAGTTCTTTTGTTTTGAGGAACGGATTTTCTTCAACAAGGGTTCTAAATAACCAGCATCCTGCTTCTGAGTGCATCGACTCGTCTCTAATAGACCATTCAACAATTTGACCCACTCCCTTAAGCTTGTTTCGCATTTTGAAAGAGAGTAGTACGGCGAATGAAGAGAATAAGTTAACGCCCTCGGTAAAGGCTGAGAATATAGCCAATGATTTGGCAATTTCGTGGAGATCTTTTTCGCCATCAAAACTATCCCTAACAAGCATAAGATTTTCAATTTTTGCCATTGTAGTCTCATCCTCAAGGAATTCTGAGAAGTCATCAAGTCCAAGTGTTTCATTTAATAAAGAGTAAGCTTCAGCGTGAATAGTTTCCATACTACCAAAGGTAGTCGCCATCATGATAACTTCTGGTTTACGGAACCATTTTGTTACTAATCCTGACCAATAATCATTTACAATAGTTTCTGTTTGGGCAAATCCTTTTAGGATTGAACCAATAATGTTTTTTTCTGTTTCACTTAAATTCTGCTTCCAGTCATTCAAATCAGACATCATTGGAACTTCAGTGTGTAACCAGTGTGCTTGCTGTTGAGAAAGCCAATATTCGTAAGCTTGTGGGTATTCGAAAGGTTTGTAGACAATCCTCTCATGCAACAGATTTGATTTCTTTGCCATTGTAAAAGTTTATTAATTATTTAGGAAAAAGTTGTGGTGTTGTCGCAGTTGTTCTTTTTCAGAATCTGAGACTTGTCCAAAACTAGATTTGGTTTCAGCAGGGGTAATTTCCTCAAGTTCGGCATCGGAGATCATTTCAAAATGACCTGTTGATGTGTCTATCTTCGCGCCGTAAGTAAGTCCATCCATTCCGTACCTATTTTTCATAATATGCCATCTACCTGTGCCGTTAACCTTATCTTGTCTTTTGCGACTCAAAGACGCTGCGAAGTCGGTAATCATGATTTTATCATAAGAACCGGCGGCCTTATCACCCTCAATAATGTCGTCTTTGGCACCGGCGCGGTTAACCTGAGAGACGCTCCAAACTGGGATGTTTAGCCCGCGAGCTAATCCTTTAGTGCCAACATAAATATCATCAATCTCTTCTTTACGTTCGCGATTTGACTTCTTTGAGCGAAGAAGGTCTACATAGTCAATAATAATCAAGTCAGGTTTAAAGTCAAGATCAATACATTTTTGAATATGAGATTCAAGCGTAGATATGGATGCTTTACCTGGCGCGTATTCTTTGATAATTAGATTACCTGGTAGTTTACCCATTACCTCTTCTACTTTGGTTTTATTAGCTGTAATTACGTTTACTGGGATATTTGTAAAGAAAGCGTCATATCGACGTCCAACATAATCTTCACCTAGTTCCAAAGTATAGTGGATTACATTATAACCCATTTTAACAGCATGACCTCCTAGAGCAATTAACGCCCAAGACTTACCACCTCCTGGATTACCAAATATAAGACCAAAATCTCCATTTCCGAGACCCCCCTGAAGTAGATTGTTGAATTCAATCCAAGGAGTTGGGATAGTGATTCGGTGTTCTTCACGATAACGTGTTTCAATGTCTTTATTGTATTCATGACCTAAGTTTTTATCTTGACCAGCTTTCATTGCTGATTCAATCATAAATTTAATTGAATCATAGTCTCCGGCTTGTAGTAAATCTACTGACTGCAACAACGCTTTTTTAAGCATCTGGTTTTTACAAAACGCAGAAAATTCTTCTTCAACATAAGCCAAATCATCTGATTCTTTATATGCTTCGCGAAGTTGTTCTTTAATAGCAATTTGTAGAACTTCATTTTGTACTTTTTTATATTCTACTTTTAGTACCTCAAGTGAAGGTGTTGTATGGTACTTATCGTAATATTTTAAAATTTCTTTAATTAACCACTTATGTGCTTGCGATTCAAAGTATTCTTCACTAATAATATCATGGATATTAATCAGGAATTCTTTATGGCTCAAAAGCGCAGCTAATACTTTAACCTGAAAGCCAGGCCCGTATTGATTAATATTTGTAAGTGTCATATAACTTATTTACTATAACTAATTAAATCTTTAAATGTGGATTGAATCCAGTAATCAATATTTTTGATTAAGTGCTTCAAACCATCCTCGTGATAATACTTAAGAAATTCTACAACGTCAAGTTCAGGTAACGGATACTCGATAAGAGCATCAAGAAATTCTTTTTCAATATCATCTAACATTGGATTATGCAAGTTCATAATCTTATAATTTTTTTCAAGCTGGTCCTGAGCATCCAATACTCGAGCATAAATGACATTTTGTTTAAGTTTAGCTTCGCTAATTTCAAAAATATCATCAAGAGTCAAAGTACGCTCTGCTAATTCAGGAAATAACTTGAGTAATTTTTTCTCACCCAATCCTTTTACACCTGCTACTTTATCGGAATTATCTCCCATAAGCACTTTATACAAAATAAAGTTTGTAGCAGGTATACCGAATTTTTCTACTACGGTATCTGTTGTGTAGTAATCTTTTTCGATTGGGCGATATACAATAATATCTTCGTTTACAAGTTGGATAAAGTCCTTATCACTGGAGACTATGAATACCTTTGAACCATAATCATTAGCTAATTTAGTTGCTAAATGCGCTATAATGTCATCAGCTTCTACTTTATCCAGTGACACGGTCTTAACAGGTAAGCACTGTAAATAATGGATTAAACGCACAATTTGGTCAATTTTGGCCGCGTGCTCGTCATCTAGATTTTCAAAAATATCCCAGTTTGTAATTCGAGTTAAATTACGATTAGATTTGTATTCGGGGAGAAGGTTCTTACGGTTAACCGTAGAACCAACTCCGTCGAATACTACATAAACCGAAGTTGGATTAATTCGATTTACTAAAGTGCCTAATGAGCGAAGAAATCCACCTAAACCACCCACGTGAACCCCGTCTTCATTGACGAAATTCAGCATTGCAAAGTTACGGAAAAATAGATTTAGTCCATCAATTAAAAGAACGCGGTCGTGTTTATTAAGGGATTCTGTCTCATTCTCCTCAACAACATTATTAAGGAGTGCTAGTAAATCTTTTGTATCCATCTTATTCCGGTTCTTGTACGTATGTTTCTGCTGGCTCGAAGGTATCAACTTCCTCTACGATAGCAAAATCTCCTCCACCAAGAATTTTACTCCATTCTTTGGCGTGCGAGTCCTTATATTCTTTAAGGGCTTTATCTGTATCATCAATGAATCCGTGAGGTGTCATGATGATTTTACCTTTTGTAGTAATTCCGTTAATGTGGTTTTTATCAATCTGGATATTAGTACGTTTAGCAAATTCTACTTGCTTACCATCCTTGATTGCTTTAATCTTGTTTGTACCAGCGTTTGCGATATTACCAAAAGTAACTACAAATGTAGCATCAAACCACATCGCAAAACCACCTTTGTTCATCAACTTAGGTTGACCCATAGGCATTTCAGGTTTTGCAGTCCATACTTTGTTGATTGCAACAAGTGTGTTTGTGTATTTTGAAGACTCTTTACGCGACAATGTAATTTTCTGGTTTACACCATTACCAAACTGAGTGCTCATAGCACCTGCGTTCCATTCGTTGTTATTCTTTTTAGAGGTAACAGACAACTCACAAGGTACTGAACCGATTGAGTCCCACAAGAACATCAAATCATATGGTAGGTTACCTTTTTTCTGCTCATCAAGCAAATCCAAAATGAAAGCTGCTACATCCTCGATAGTGTGGATAGTCTCGCGGTCGGCATACAGGAAAAAACCTTTATAATCGATTAGTTCGCCAGTTTCTTCGTCCCACACTTCCTCCATCTGGAGCCCCATTTGGGTGGCATGTTCCCAGTTCCATTTCATCTCGGTGATGATAAACACCGGTAGAATACCTGCTTTTTGGGCATTAACTGCTGCTTCAATAAGCGCAGTAGTTTTACCTGTATCACTGTGGCCTCGAAGAAGAACAATGTGGCCGGTAGGAATACCGGGCACACTTGTTACTTCCTGAAATGCTGGTGAAAGGGGGACCCATTGTTGGGGTTTAAATTTAACCGAACCAGATAGTCCCTTTTTATCCTTAAATTTATCAAGACTGAATCCAGCCTTGATCTCAGCAGACACTGCTGCTGAAAGTGATTCACTACGTTTTTTAGCCATGATTAGAAGGGCAGATCGTCAGATTCTTCTTCAAACAAACTATCAAACTTATCAAGCTTGCTTTGCTTTACAGCTGCAGTTGAAGTGTTAACTGAGTAGTTTGTTTTAGGTGCTTCTTCTATTTCCTTCTCGTCATCAATGATTTCACCTTCTTCAGCTTGTGGGTTCAACCAGTTTTGAAGAGCGATCTTCATCTCGTCAAAGCTAAATGGCTTAAACAAATCTTTAGGATTTGGTTGATTTTCTTTCCACAAACGGATTTGCTCAGCTTCACCCAACGGGCTATTCTTCATTGAAGGAGCAATAGTGGTTTTGTTGTAAGGGGTACCAGTTGATTCTGGACCTACAGTGGTTAATTTGATATCGCGACCTTCCATTACGTCAGTGTAATCACCAACTTCCTCGTCAACTGCCATTTGCAAGAACGTCTCGTAAATTTCTTTACCGAACTGCCACAAACGAACACCTTTGTCTTCTTCACCACGTACAATTACTGGGGCAAAGTAACGAGCTTTTGGTTCGATTTTTTTAGCCAACTTCCAGTTTTCCTTATCGTTGGTCTTTTTCAATTGAGCTGCGAACTCAACAATTGGGTCTTTATCTCCCCAGTTGATAGGAGATACCATTACAGGCTTATCAATACCATAGTGAAAGAAAATTTCACTAAAGGGCATTGAGGGGTTGTACTTTGAAGGTACAACACGAACTGTCTGTTTGCCTACTGTGGGCTTCCAGAATAGAGAGGCGCGCTCGCCTCCGTTACCATTTGAGGTTTTTTGCATTGCGTTCAAACGCGATTTGATTGCTTCTAAATCCATTTTTTATAACTTATTTGATTAATAACTGAATGTACAAAACTGATTTTGGGTAGCCAAGTTAAAGTTCGATAATCTCGTAAATCTTAGTTCTTAGCTGCTTTAGCTCGTTTTGCTGAGTGAGCAAAATGGTGTTTTTATAGTGTTGCCAGTCGATCTGGAAACGTGTATCTACCACCCCACCATTTAAGCTTTTAATAAGCTCGTTTAGGGCGTTAATTGTGTAAAGTGTGTTTGATTCTTTTTTACGATGAACCAAAATCGTGTTTTCTGGGATGCTAGCTATATTAGCCATTTCAATGTTATACGTTAAAACGTACTCATTGTTATTTTTAACCTCTAGCACAAATATCTTATTGTACATCACAGTATAACTCCTTTGGATAGAGTCTACCAAATCATTTACACCATCTAACGTAGTAAATGTACAAAATAACTTATTATTCAAATCTGTGAAGTTTACGGGATTGTCTGTCCCATAAATATCATACGGTAGGTCTAAAGTCATAACTGATTCCATGTGCAACTTTTATATTAAGTTTGTATTTCTTAAATACTTTTTGAATGTCTGTTAAAACCTCGCGCTCATCGTCGCTCCAATCAAACAAAAACGAATCATAAGTATATAGTACTAATTTTGTTTTTTTATTTTTTATTATCTTAAATACTTCCCACAATATATTAACATTGTATGAGGTTTCCAAGTTTTGAATCAAATAATTCAAAAGTTTTTGTGGGTTCATGTTTTCCAGCTTATCTCTATAAAATTTAAAGCCGGATATAGGACATTCAATAAAACCCTGATGTTGAAATTCATCCCATAAATTTTCTACATAGGTTTTTACTTTACCAAAGAATTCAAGCTCTTGATATTTTGGTAAAATTCCTCCATATAGCTGTTGTAAAGTTAAGATTTTCGCATCTTTTCTATCCAACTTATAAACATCTGCAAAGTGACTATAAATGTCCTCATTACCAAAATCATAACCAACCAACTTAGCCAATAAAGTAGGATGGTAAGCGCTAATGTCGAACTCAACAAGCGAAGAATTACGCGCGATAAAAGCTTTCCTACACCCATTCTCTTTATTAAGTGCTGCATAGTTTATTCCATTAAAGTTGTTTGACGGGCGTGAAGTAAGCGTTTTAAAATTGTATTGAGTATAAACTACACCCTCCGTGTCCTGCTCAAAGTATTGCTCATAAAGCGGTATATCAACGGTAAGTCCCGTTTGTTCAATGGCATAGAACATCCAACTTGCTTTGTGGTTATAAAACTCGTTAACAGGTTGTCCTATTAGATGCTCTAGCTCCTCAAAAATAGATTCGCAATACTCATAATGTTTAACAATAGGAACAAGTATGTTTACATCCGGTCTGCTAGAGTATTTCTTGTATATAAACTCGTGTGCTTGGGTAGGTTGTATATACGTAGGGGAGGTTAGGGTAATGTCAATAAGCTGCTTAAAAGGAAAATAGTGTAGAAATTCCTTTTTGTCTCGGCAGTAAATTTTATCTAATCCCTTAAGTAAGCGGTAAACTTGATCTTCAAATAGATTTTCTTGTACCTCGGTATGAAAAATAGGAAGCATATATCCTTTTACATCTCGGGTAGGACGAACGTAAATAGCACAAATCGAGTTTTGAGTTGGGTGTATGAAGGGAGAGTATGGGATTATCTCCACAAATGCTTCTTTAAAACCCTTGTGACAAAACTCGTCTAATTGACTCTTATTTTCTATTAACCAAAACACTTAAGTACATTTTTATCTGTAGTACTTAAGATAATTATTATTTAGATAATCTCCAAATTTAGGTAATTGAAGTCTTACAGAGGTTAAATCTACTATATTTTTATTAGTACGAGCTACTTGTTCTTGGGTTCCAGTTAATTGCCAAGGTAAATTAAATGGAAAATATAACTGCCATAATATACTAGGATCTTTAATAACTAGCAAATCATATTGAGTTTTATTAATTTCAATATAAATAATTTCATTAACTTTTTTACAAAAATATCTTCTAAATTCCCCTATTTGATATTCTTGTTCTGTTGGTTTTGAAGGAACATAATAAGGAATTATAATATTTAAATTTTCAGGTTTTAAAGATAAATAAGTATTTACTATTTCTGGTTTTTGTTGTTCATTATTATAAACTAAACCATCAAAATTATCAGCTCGTTGTTGAAAATTTCTTCCATTTTCTGTAGCTACGGTTAAATCCCATTCTGTAGAACTAATTGATTCT